CTTTTCTTTTGATGTTAGTGGCATCACATCAACAGTAGCTTCGGCAACCCTGAATCTTAGAGGTTTTAGCACAAATTCCGGAGATGTCATCCTGATAAAAGCTAGCAAACCCGACGGCTCTAACCTCACCACAGCGGATTTTGATGCACTACCCGGATTTTCTGCTGGCAATACGATGAGCGGAAACGTTACCGACTACTCTTCTGAAGTTACTTCTTGGTCAACTTCTGGCTACAACAGCATTACCCTAAACTCGACCGCTCTTTCAGATTTGACTAGCCTTAACAGCTTTATCGTTGCATTGGTGGAGTTTGATCACGACTACTCAAACGTTGCCCCTGCACAGGACGGAACGTTCTATCGTGTTGGTCTATACTATTCGGACAACAGTGGGACATCCTTTGATCCGTACATTGACTACACTTTAGCACCAACTGGATATGCAAACAACGTTAATGGAGTTTCTTCGGCAAACATCGGAAGCGTCATTGGTGTCGCAACGGCGAACATCGATAAAATCAACGGTGTCTGACGTTTACCGGGCACTAAACATGCGAGATACTTAATACCATGGCTGGAATCTTAGATCAAAACTCCAGAATACTTGACTTCGTTCTCACGACCGCCGGTCGCCGCCGGCTCGCAGAGGACGGAAACCTGGATATTTCCTTCGCTTCGTTCTCAGACAAGGGCGCGTACTACGCAAAAATGTCAAAGACAGGTTCTGTTGCCGATGATGGATCTAAGAGGCTGTACGTTGAGGCAAACTCGCCACAGTCCGACAACCTGTACTTCATCAGCGGATCAGATTCCGAGGATGTTAGAGTTGAAGTATCCTCGGAGCAAAGATCATCGGATTTGTCAAGACGACTTTCGAATCTAAGCATTCTGCTAACCAGGCCAGACAGCCGGTCTTCAGAACAGTTTGAGTTTAGTACTTCTGGCTTCGACATGTCGTTCGTTCCAGAAATAGGTGATCTCGAACAATCGGTAACCTCAGACGTTTCAAACATGAGCGCGATCTTTCAAGATAAGAGATTTCAGCATTTTGACAATTACAAGTTTCTTCCGCCGATAAACTCCATCAGCGGACGACCTCTTGGCAATTTTACTAAGCTGAATGCAGAAGAAATTGTTACTCCAGCGCAGCTTGAGGAAGAATTACAACAAAAGAAAAACTTCAAGAAAACTTTTGAAGGAGATGTTTCTCCAACGAACATAACATTCAGAATATTGGAAACAGAAACATCTACAAGCGGTGACAACCTGGGGGAGAAAATTGCTTCTACACCATTACAGCTTGTTGACTACGGAAACTATTCTTTAAGCGACGGATCTAGAAAAAGAGTTTTCTTTGCAGGGAAAATTTTAGAGGACGTTGAGGGTATACCCGTTTTTGTCAACATGTTCACGGTGGTGTTTGATGATTAGAGCACTTCAAGGGAATGAAGATCTCGTAAAATTTACCGAATCTCCTGTCCATGGTGAGTTCGTTAAAAATGATGATAGATCTCTAAACTGCAACCTTAAATTCAACTTTTACCTCAACTTTAATAGATCGGTAAAATTAGAAGCAGACAAAATTACTGTTGAGATCTTGAAATCAGAGTTCAGCGCTGCCGGTGTTCTCGATAACCTGGAAGGCAAAAACGAGATACAATCGTCAATTTTAGACTCTGAATTTAAGGCTCTTGAAAGACTAGACCGATATCTTCAAACAAACCTGGTGCAAACTTCTACTGAAGACTTGACAGGACACTTGGAACAATCTTTCGAACAAGTCACCGATGGTCTTTTTACAGAGAAGGCACTAGGGAGACGCAGCACTTCGGGTTTAGAGAAATTCAATCCTAGTCTCAATGTCGCAAGTCCCGAAGTAAGCGATTTCTTTGCACAGGTATTAAGCGAAAAAAGAACTTCCATTGAAGCATCAAAAATCTCGCAATTTTCCTCTCGACAATCTGAAATTGAAGGCTCAAACTTTGTTGAAGATGTTCGGTTGTATCCATTCCCAATTCAGGAAATATGCAAAGAGTTTAGAGATCAATCGATCTCAAAAGACGGTGAATCAGCAATGCTTGACGCATTGTCCTTTTTGCAGAGCGACGATTTATCCTTAAGAGTCATTCGAAAAATAGAAGATGGCGAAGAGTTCACATCTGTGGAAGCAGATCCAAACTCTTCGGCAGCAGCTTATTTGGCAACGATTTACAATTCTGAGCAGACAAGTCAGCCGCTGTACAAACGAAAAGTTCGCAGAAAAAGATCTAGGTTTTCCGTTCCGATAACATTTGACATAGATAGTTTTTCCTCTTTGCTGTTTTGCAAGATCACAGTTACTAACTCAAGAGGCGTGATTTTGCAAAGGCAAATCAAGCCTATTCCCCTCAGACAAATATTTGCAGACTCAACTAGGCCTCTTCTTCAACCAATTCTCAACGCTTCTTTGACAGATTCGATTGAGCTAGAGTATCCTTCAATCAACTGTAGTGTTGTTAGGCGTGACGCCTTTAACGAAGAAACAGTTATCATGGTGAAGTATTCCGACGAACCGTTTTCAAAATTTGCAAGAATAAAATCTGAGATCAACGAAGTTCACGAGTTGAAAATACCGGCGCGCCGCGGATCCGGAACTGTTAGGATTAGAGCAATCACCGTTCGAGAAAACTCTGAAACCTCTAGTGTGTTTTCCGAAACTTCCGTATCTCTTTCTCCAGACACCGGATCCCTTAGAGAGAGAAAAACCACCAGGGCACTCCAGGTTAGAACAAGCTATTCAGGACCTGATTCTGACGGTCTATACAATGTCACGATCAAAACCAGAGTTCCAAATCTTTCTAAGAGCGAGTTTTCTGAAATTTCTGTTAGGAGACTTTCGATAGACGATGACACTTCAGATCCTTCGGCTGGGAAGGAGGTTGTTTTCGGAATTCAACCAGGTGCATCAACATCCGATACTGAGGTTCCCGCAGGAACATACACCTATGTTATTGATGGCCAAACACTTTCAGGTGATTCCGCCGCGGCAGTAGCTATATCGAAAATTCAAATACTAGATGATTCGTATTTTGGTGAAAGAGGGCAGTCAGGAACTGACGGAACAATTTTGAAAGTTACGGCTTCAGCCGAGAAAGGTAATGACTTCGGAACCACAAAATATTCAACGGTTATATCTCAAGACCTCTCTGATGACTTCGATATAATCTTGGATCTGTCCACTTTGGAATTTCAGCTTTTTGATGACTTCGGAGAACAAACGGGCGCTCTGCATATTTCCGATGCCTTGAGCGTTGAGTCAACGGAAGAAAAAGACGGAAACCTTAAGTTAAGCGCTACGTTTGCAAATGATGTGATCCAGCAGAATACCATATCTAGCCATCGCGTCGGTACCGGAAAAGCTTTCAATACAAAGTTCAGGTATCGAACACAGGCAAAGGGGAAAGCATAAAATGGCAATCAAGAGTTCACCGGGCGAGCCTAAGATTTTGCTTGAAAAATCTTTCGAGCCTCAAAGTTCTTACACTTTTCGTATCGATGACGAAGCTGTTTCTGCTTTAAATGTTCAAGCTAAAGAAGCACGGCCAACTTTGGGCGGTCTTTCCATAACAAAAAATTCCAGACTGGAAAACGTTATACGCTGGTCGATATCATCGACCAAGAACACTCAGACTTTCATAATCTTTGCCGAATACTTTGGATTTGCTGCCCCGATTGGTGCAGTTCCATGTGTACAGAATGCCACTAGCTACTCTTTCGTTGACGACGTTTTGTGTGCATACGTGGGAAAAAAAGTGTACGGCATAGCAACTATCTCGAACAATGGCACCATTACTCTGTTTCCAAACCTATTAACATCAAACAAGGAAACCAATATTTCTTTGGAGCAGATAAGATGAGCATCAATTCAAGATCGTTTTCGTTAAGAAGATCTCAGCAAGCGAAGCAAATATCCAGTAGTTCAAGCATCACGCCTAGAACACAGGAAACCGTCTCAACAGCTTCTAATTCAAGAACCGCGGCCCGAAGATCAGGTTCTAGAGCTACTAGCAACGACGAGCAATCTGTTTCAAGGACGTCATCTCCTTCAGGAACACAGGTTTTGAGAACATACGCAAATCCTGATTCAAAGAAACCCGTCAAGAAAAACGGCAGATCAAAAAAAATGTCTCAAGCCTTCGGAGCTTCTCAAGTCAGAACTTCTAGTGGTCTAACTATTGGAAATGAAGTATCGGATCAAACAATCTCCGTTAAGAAACCGATATACAGGAAGAAAAAAATATGACATTTCGAAAAGATCAAGCGCAAATCATTGCGGTGTGCGACTTTAAGCCAAATGATGAAGACAAGGTCAACGGAGGAATTGATTTACTGGACTACAGGTCGACGATTCGACAATTGATTGTTTCTGCTATTGCTCGTACCGTCTCAGAACTTGAAAGTTCAGGTGACGTACTAAACATTGATGGCGTCAACCCGTACATCAACGCTAGAGATGAAGTGCTGAGGATTTTCGGCTCAGAGGTGAATGCAGGATCTGGATCTAGGTTATTTCAAGATGTCAGTGATCTCAACGAACTAATTGAGGCACTTACGAACATCGAAGAGAGCATGGACTTCATGTCTGCAATTTCCGAAAAGTCTCTAACTTCATTGTCCAGCGCGGTTAACAACAGAAAAAGTTCTCTACTTCCCGTCGATCCATTTTTACCGTATTACATCAACGTAAGTCCTCTATGCGTAGATTTTCACAATCATGTAGCGAGAGCACTTTCTGAGTCTGCTGGTTTTTCCTTGGAAAATGTTTCAACGTTTTCTTCCACAAAGGCTTTTGCGCAACTTTTAGATTTGATCGGACAGCTTACAAATGAGGGAAGCTCCGCACTGCTTGCAAGTTCCCCTTCTTCTTCGCCGACCTCCTTGCGAGAGGCAGATTTGAATCCATGGTCTTTTTCAACCTTGGATCCTTACAATGTTGCAAGTTCGAAAAATGTATATCGTCTTCCGCACGGCGTGCTTTATGAGGACCGAGGTGTTCTTGGTTTTATCTACCGCGTCGGAGATTTCAAAGACATATACGGTCCTCCAGATGAATACGATCCTACTAACTCACTTCTTCCTTTTGGATCCTCTTATTTGGACGAACCTAAGTACGAAGCATTTTCTCGCTATAGAATTGGTGGTTCCGGCCTAGGAACAGAAGCACCAACCATGGCAAAAATTATGTTTGCCTTATCAAGAGAACTATCCATCTCTTCTGCTCTGCAGTCGTATCTGCTAGGTGGTGGAACTTACATTGTTCAGATGCTTGCAGATGAAAACAAGAATCCAAATTCTCAGACCCACACGCCAGGCTTTCCGGTTATCAAAAATAGAGGCTTAAACCTTCCAGGTGGTGGAATTGGCTGGCTATCTGGTGATTCTCCGTTTGATAGAGCTCTGATCAATACCTTCAGCGCAATAGATTCTGTCGATGATACTGACGCCACAAAAAAACCAGGACCATTTTCATTTGTAACCTCGAGAGTGAACATACCTGAGGATCCCGCTAGGTCCGAAAAGATATACGCGCAGTTTGAAAGCACTAACCCAACAGATTCCGTATCTTCAGCAGAAGGTAATCGTTCGTTGATTCAGGATTTCAAGGGTCAAGACATACCGTTGGCAAGACAAGAATCGTTACAAAATGATGAAATTGAAAGCCTCTCTACAATTAGCGCACTTTGCTCAACGGTGAAGACGACGAAGGATGCAATTGGGTCTTATGTTGACTACATAGCCAAAATCACATCGACGGACGTCATAGAGCGAGATGTCTCTCTAGACCCAGTTTCTGTTTCCAACATTTTGCTAGGTAATGGAAAAGTTCAAGATGTCCTAAACAATCTCGGCAGTCTCGACGTTCGATTCGAGGGTCCAGCGTTCGATATACCCAGGTCAGGTCACACGTTCGACAGATTCGATCTTCAACAATCTTATGACATTCAGGACAGGATTCATACGTGCTTGTTTGCCATCGATGAGCCTAGGTTTCAGTCGGCTCTCGAACAATATTGCTTTAACTACTATGCTAGAACAAGGTTGTCGGCCGTTGGACCCGGAAGAAGTTCATGGTTTGATTTTGTGGAAGACAGCATTGAGAGTTCAACTGTTTCGCAGCTTTCCAACTCAATCAATGTAGTCGATTTCGATACCTTGCCTTCCAGTCCCTTGTCTACTGGTGCAGGGTTTTCTCCTAAGCTTCCGGGAGTTCTTGCATGGTCATTGCTTCACTTTGGACCACTTGAAGTTCAGCCAGAACTCGGTGAACCTGACCCAACCATATTCGAGTTTGCGGCTCACGATCTTTATGCATCGTTGGACTATAAGGGGGAACAGTTCTCATTCTTTTTGCCTCCTGGCGCAGCCGTCAAGGACATGCTATCGGACGACAGACACAGTCCATTCGAAGCCCTCGCATCTTTTTTTGATAGCCTCATGAGCAACACCGCATTTCGTTCTTTGGGCTTTGGGTCAGACACAGCATGGTTTAACCCAGTTAGCGTTTCATCAAGAAGGGATGTTGTAGCTATAGGCGAGGTAGAAGCAACGATGGCGTCTTCTCTAACTGGTAGAGAGTTGTTCTTCTTGTGTTTTCAAGCATTCAGGAGAATGATTGCAGATTCTGAACGCGCGCCTAGGCTCATTGCCGTTCCTTCGAAGGGTCTCTCAACTTACACGCAAGCCCTTGCAGCTGAACATCCTAATAGCTATACGCCGGGAAGCTACATAGACGCCCTTCCAGAAGGCGGATTGCTCTCCGCCTTCGAAGACGTTCTACTACCGGGCAACGGTGTATATTTTCAAATAGAGCTTCCTCGACAGTACATTAACGAAGGAGACAGGTCCGAAGATGCCTCAAATGCTTCAAGCTTCCCAGCAGGAGCCACTCAGTTTGAAAATTTCAGAAGAGAAATGGAGCAAGAAAATAAGGCTATGCTAAGGGCTCTTTCAATCGTTGGCGGAATAGTCGATTCAGCAGATGATTCTCTCCAAGAAGCTTTGTCGAAAACACTTCCTCCGGATGACGTTTCAATTGTTTCTGAATTTTTGCCACTTGGAGCACCGCAAAACGAATTTGGCAAGGGGCTTTTGGGAGACCTAAGCTCTGAAACTGTTTCGAAAATATTCAAATCTTCCAAAGCCACTGTTTCGCTAAATGAAACAGCCGGAGATGTATCAACTTCAAAAGCCTACTTGTCGCTCATGAAGTCTGTGGAAGGAGTTGCCGGAGTTGAAAATGCTGCCTCGGGAAGACTTGCAGCTCTAAAAAGTTTCTTAGGATCACCATTTATGACGGTATCAAATGACAACAGGTTTGATCCAACAAACGCAAGAATTTTCTGCGTCGGCTTTCCGTCTGAAATCTTCGATGAGAAACTGCTTCCGACAGTTTCCTCTGACATTACGTCGTTGGAACTTTCAAGAGATCAACAGAATAGAGATAACACTGTGGTCAGAGTGAATTTCTTCAAATCAGACTCACTGCTTAAGTCCGTCACGTTTGAAGGAATGAGTTTCATTTATGATCCAATGCTTTTTGTAGCACCGGAAGGTTACTTCAATTATGTAGGTTCTGCGCCAATTGAAGAATCTCTTGATGGGATAAAATTTCATCGATCGATTGTTGACGTCGAGACCGGTAGGAAGGTAAAGTTTCAAACCTATGAGTTCAATTCTGAGAACGGATTTGTTCCGACCGGAGAGGGAGTTTTTGATCCACCATCTTGCTATCTGGAAGATCTTTCCCCAGAGGTAGCAAGACAACTGGCTTACACTACGGTCACATCAGACTTACTCAGGATGTACGTCGAAATAGTAAACGGTCTAGAAATTTCCGAAGATTCGTTTCCAAAAAACGAAGCAGTAAAGGAAGAAATACTAGATCTATCTGTCGACAGTCCCTTGGGAATCAATAGCATTGACTTTAGCAGATACATTGACGTCTTTACATCACTAGAAAGCTTCCCTCTCGATTCAGCTACTGCTGCAAACTTGATCGATTCAGAAAGCTCTGGAGAGAGAACAGAAAAAGGGATCACAGGCTCTAGGTTGAAAACTATGTTTGACGGATACACGGAAGGCTTTATTGATGATAGCAATTCATCGTCGTTCTCAGTGAGCAGAGCAATACTCAGCTCGGTTCTGTTTTCGCCAAATTCAGTTCGTCAGAAAATACTTTCTGCATCAAAGCTAGCCGGAATTGGATATTTTGTTGTCGATCCCGATCAGTTTCGGGTGTTTGAATTTGGAGACTCTAGTCCAGGCAGGGATCCAGACGCTGTTAAGTCAGCTCTAGAAAGCTCGTCTCTCATTGTTTCAGATCCAGAAGTTGGCGAAGAAAGCACTGACTTTATAGTAAAGTCAGGAAACTCTGAGGACGCAACAGCGTTGCATGAAATCAACGTTACCTTTACTTTTTCCGGATTAAATTCTGATCCAGAAAACGTCGTAGGAAACCCAGTATTCAATGGAATACCTGGTGATCCAATTGATTCACTAGGGAGCTCTTGATGGCCACTCCGCTTGACGATATTTTCGATAACTTCTTCAACCTTAGCGTTCCTTCACCAACGTTTCTTATCGCAGACGTTCCGGAAGTAAAAGGCTTAAACACCAAATTCGAATATCTGGGTTATCAAATCAATGAAGGATCCAGCAATCGATCTGGGGGAACTAGGAAAGTTTCAATATCCTTCATATCAGTTGAAGACACTGTGGACTTTAGAAATACTGCAGCCGTCGACATTTTAGAAATTCCAGGAAAATCTACTATCGTTGAATACCTGAACTCAGGACAATTTATTGACGAGTCCAGAAGCACGCTTAGTGCATTTTCAGAAATTCTCGTACAGGATGTTTTCTCAGAGGAAAAATCTGTACAGCTTTTTCAAGAAGCACTTGCGGGAACGAACGTACAGGTAGACGCACTTTCTCCGACAGAGGGAACTTCGGTCATCAAAAACTTGATTTCTTTGGAAACCCCAGAAGCTTCATTCACCGTTTCAGATGAGGTCGTTTCTTCGCTGATACAGCAGGGCGCCATTAATGAATCAATTCCAGACAATGACTTAGATGCTTCAACAACCATCGCTGGAATAAGTTCCGGAGTTCAGTTTTTGAATTTTGTTGATAAGAAAATTTCTGGTGACGTAGTAAGAGCATCCTCGGCAAATCCTCTGACGGCGTTTTCAGATAATTTTTCGTTCTCTCAGTCAACATATGATGGCGAATCATCGGAAGCAATTTCAAGCTTTGATGAAAGTGTTTTATCTGACGAAGACTACACTTTTGACTCATTTCCTATCGCCACAAAAGAGTACACCGGACCGGTTCAAAGCCTTCTTATCGGTGATGCATTAGTCGTTGGATATTTCATAGAAAAACTGTCGGTTTCGGAGGACGGACAGTACACCTTCGAGGACGGATACTACATAGAGCAGCCTGAAGTTTCTGGACAGGAAATTGTTTTTGAAGACGATCGAGTTTCACTAGGCAGAACATATGCATATTCGATTAGCACTATTGCAATTGCCAATGTTCCCAATGTTCAAATTGACGACGATGGAGCAAGAGGTACAAGCTCGTTTATTGTCAAGTCCAGGATTCAGACTAGCGTTATCACCACGGGTTCAGGATATCCGGAACCGCCTGTTGACATCGAATATTTCTACGACATTGAATCAGGCAATCTGTCGATTTCATGGAGTCCGTCTCCAGAAAACACAAATGTAGTCAAGTATCAAATATTTCGACGTCGCTCAACAAGTGAACCTTTCGAACTGATTAGGCAGTATGATTTTGACAACTCGGTCGACCAGTTCGAAGGAACCGAAGATGTCGACTATGGTTTAAATGTGAAGCTCGAACGAGAGCTGCTGTTCTACATCGATGAAAACTTTAGATCATCAGATAAGTACATTTATGCCATATGTTCAATCAATAGCTCCGGGGCTTCCTCGCCCTTCAGTTCACAAACCATGGTTTCTGTTGATGCATCTGTTGGCGATATTAGCGCAGTTCAAGTGTCTCCTGCTGGAGCTCCTAAGCCGTATCCCAACTTCTACCTTAATTCTGAGCTCACATCACAACTTGGTAAAATCACCGGTGCGAAAAGCGCAACCGTATTCTTCACGCCGGAAGTCTATAATGCAACAAAAAACATGTTTGATCCTGTAACTGGAGAAATTCTGTCAACAGAAGCAATCACGGTTTTCAGAACAAACGGGCCGCTTCAGAACAACGGTGAGTATTTACTAGAGATAACTGAACTACAAACTTTGCAAAGCTCTACCGACTCGATAATAGTTAATGCAGGCAGTGAAGCTTTCGAACTATTTACTTCATAGCTTCGCGTTGGTAATATTTATGAGAGGATTGAATCATGGGATTTCTTGACGGCACAACAAACAACATCATTATTGATGCTGTTCTAACTGACCTTGGAAGAACTGCTCTATCGAAAAATGACGGCAGCTTTTCAATTACAAGGTATTCATTTGGAGATGATGAAGTTGACTACGGAATTGTCGAGAAATTTGGAAGAACGGTAGGAAAGGAAAAGGTCATTAAGAACACGCCCGTTCTCGATGCCAACACTGATTCATCACAGGCACTGAAGAATCGATTAGTTTCTCTTCCGGATCAAGGCTTATCTCGAGTTCCAATTTTTGAACTAACGGCCGCCCAGGGAGTATTGAACACATCTGGAAACATTCCAGTTTTATCAGTTACCAAAAACAAGACTGCAGCATTTACTTTGCAGCAGTCAATCATTAATGAAGACAGGGTTCCTTCTAGCTTGATCGATACTGCTTTCATCGTTCAGGCTGACAATCGATTTTTGGAGATAAACTCAAGAACGCCTAACTTCGTAACACAGAGAAATGTTGCAAATTACAGAATAGTAAGAACATCTACACAGACTTCAGCGCAGGGCGGTGCCTTGATTACTTTTAACGTAAGAGCAAAGGCAATCACCGATTCGCAGTTTACGACGTTTGGAAATGTTTCAAACAAGACAATAATCACAACTTTCTTAAAAGTTCAAGGCGTTCAGTCAGGCGTTCTTCAGACCGTAGAAGTTCAGATTTCAAAAACTTAAGGAATTCATAAATGGCAACAACAAAAGAGCTATCCCCCTCTGACGTCACTACTAGAAGATCAAACCTTCGTCAGCTCGTAGACGTAATTCAGGAAGATGTTTCAGGATCCTCGACGAGAAAGACGTATCAGCAGTTCATCACGGGTGGCCTGGGTCCCGGCGTTACATCGTCTCTATTCCAAACCGTGTTTGATCAGGACTTTTCCCTTCAGACAGCGAACGCAATCTTCGACATGACTATCGGTCTTCGTTCTGGATCAACGATCGTTGCCAATGCTTCTACCGGCGAGGATTCTGCTGGAAAGATCTTGTTTCCATCAAATTCGGTGATGATGAGAGAGAAGATCGATAACTACTCTCAGTTTGCTCAGCTTCTGCTCGGTGATGCAACCAGTCAGTTCTTTGCACCGTTTGCTAGCACTACGGCCGCAGACGGAATTGACGAAGCTCTCTTCATTAACTTCAGAAGACTGTTTGCAAGAGATAAGATCGCTCGCGAAACTTTTGCAATGCGCTTCTTCATGACTGGTGTTCTCGATGGATCTGCAAACGACGCAGCCGTAAATGTTGCAATCGAAAACGGTCTTACTTCTTCAAACCTAAATAGAACCACTACTTCTGGATCTGCAATCTTTACGGACGTTGGTTCCGCTGCAAATCAAATTCAATCGTATGCTGGCGAAGTTGGAAATATCGTTGACAGCGCAAACACTGCGAGAAAAGTTGGCCTGATGTTCTACGATCTGGGAATCGGTGTTTTCGATCTAGACCGAATCGTAATGAGTGATCAGCATATGTCAGGCGTAATCGACGCTGTGACGGATGCTAACGACGCATCTTCCGGTGTCGGTAAAATGGTCCTGGGAAGTGCAACAGGTAATCCTTCTGCAACATTTAGTCCGGATTTCCTTGTTTCCGGATCAATTGATAACATCGTGAGCCACATCGCAGCAACGAGGTTCTCGAACGGAACAACCACGGCGATGACATTCCAGAACAATACGGAAATCAACTCAACCCTGATCACCTGTAGAGCCGGAGTCAACGACTTCAACTACTCCTCAAATCCAACGTTCACGGATGCTAACGGACAGATTGTTGTTCTAACTCCAAATACTGAAGAGAAGTCTTTCTCCTTCATTACGACTGTTGGACTCTACGATGCAAACAATCGGCTGCTTGCCGTTGCAAAGTTAAGTCGTCCGGTTGAGAAGAACGATACGAGGGAGCTAGCATTCAGGGTTCGCCTCGACTTCTAGGGGTGACCTTTGGCAATCATAAAATTCGATCGCCAGTTTGATTTCTCGAACAGGTTTGTCCTTCATCCGAGCCGATCTTTTTCCAACGTCTCGGGTGATGCAACGGGATCTGTGCGCCTCACACAGTTTAAACAAGGCGTCAGGAGATCGGTAGATCCTACAAATCCTGAGACTGAGCTTGTTACCTATGATGACTCGTCGGCAGTTGGCAAAGTCGTCGGACCTCTTGTTGGTCCGGGCGGAGTTTCTCCGATTTCCAGCGAAATCCAGCGTGAGGCTACCAGTTTAATCAACAATGCGAGCTCTTTGCCGGTTTATTCGCCGGACTTAAAGTCTTTTGACATTGAAAGATTCACGCCGTATCTCGAGACGGTTAATCTAGAGAATGCAGCTGGTGTGTCGGTAGAGACATCGATTGCTTCTACGGGTTCCTACAGAAAAAATCTGATCAGAAAGTCTCTGTACAGAAAAAATGCTGGAACGTTTCGAAAGTGCGATTGGGCATACTCCAATGCACACAGCATCAATTTTTTCACGGATCCGGATACATCCGTTTCCACAAATCCCCAGCAACACGCGATAATCTATCCTGACCCAACCGGTTCAGATGGCTCAGCAAATTACCGTCCGGATGCTGGATTTACTTTCGAGTTCTACATAAACCCTCGATACACGACTAAAAACAACAGTACGGCTTTCGATGCCGGAACAATCCTGCACTATTCCAGCGCGTATGCCCTTAGTCTAGTATCGGGATCAAATACCGACACAGAAGGCCGTCCCGATGGCTTCCGTTTACTGCTACAGCTTAGCTCTAGCGCGGATACTCCTCCGGATGAAATTTCACTAAGCGGCCCTCCGGCCGGAAGTCCAATGGTTTACTCTAGCAGCGATAATTCGCTGACTAGAGGGAAATGGCACCACGTTGCTGTGAGATGGGGCGGCTTAGATGTTCAAGATTCAACCGGAAGCTTTGTTATCGATGGTTTGATTGATTCAACTTTTATCATTCCGAGTGCATCGATTACTGCTCCCGCAGGATCGACTCAGTATGCCGGCTTCAGTGATCGTGATGATGCAAATGCTCTGTTCTTGGGCAACTTTGTTAGAGGCTCGAATCCAGCTGCAGGAGGAGTTAAGAATTTCTTCAATAGCAATGCGGCCGCGAATGAAGGTGTCATAACTTGGCCAAATGCAGGTATCGGAACAAGCGACCCGTCAAACACCCTCAAAAACAAGTTGAATGCCGAAATTCATGAAGTGAGAATTTTCAAGGAACACAGGGACATTGAGCAAATCAAGGAGCACATGAATCTTGGGTTTAGCAAGTCTCAGTTTGAAAACGAGAAGTCGGGATCTCTTGCCTTCTATCTTCCGCCACTCTTCGTGGTGGAGTCTCCAGCTAGAAAGTCGTTCCGTGCTCCATTCAGTCTTGTCTCAAGTGCGAAACCTTCCTTCACACCGTTTAGTGTGACATCGTCATTCACTAATGAAATGTTTTCGCTAAATGCACCAAACTTCTTCAGAGACTTTGCAAACAGCAGATACCCGAGATTCTTCAATCTAACAGGATCAACCTCCCTTACTGCGAACGATGATCAGCCATCAAACCAGCAGACTCTTCAGGATCCTCAGATCACGGCAAGAAACTTTCTGATCATGCCTAACGACAACGGTTCGTTCAATCCAGATTACACGCTTCTCCTAACCGGAACCTTCAGTCAGCTGCCTACAACATCCAGTCTCCTAAGAAGGTTTGTAAATGATCGAGGTGTGACGGATCTTTCAATCATCTCGCTTAATCGAATGCTCGGAGGAAAGAAGCCAGTAAAGCACGATCGACTTCCAACCGATAATCTGTACGAGCCGGTATACTCGAGCGACCCACAGCCATTCTTCAACGATCAAAGATTTGACTCAAGCGACGAAAGTGCTGCAACAAGAATTGAATCAAACAGAATAATCTCGCCGACTTTTGATGCGGAAATTAGGTTAAGGCCAGATGGAATTCTTCGAAGAAATTCTCCAAGTTCTCCAGCCGCCGGCGGGTTTAACAGAAAGACTTTCTACGTCTTCGAAGCAACTGGGGATGAGTCTTCAAATCAAGCTGTTTTCTTCAATATTCCGAACATATTCTACGGAAAGAGAATAAAGCCAGGAACTCTAACGGTGAAAGATCCCGGTATGACCGGCAGTTATGGCAAAGTTTCCATGACATTAAGAGACGACGGGTTCGGAAGTCTCTACCGTTCTGATTCATCGAATCCGAACAAATTGCATTCTGTTGGTAATGTTTTCTATGAGGACGGAATCGTTGCTATCAAGTCTCCGCACTTGTTCTCTTTTGGTTCCGGTAGCTTCGAGATCGGCTTTGAAGGAACGCAGGAAATATTCAATCGTGAAATGTACATCGAGGCCCCGTCGGGTCTCGTTAACTCGTCATCCAACGCAACATTTGAAAAGCTTGCACCAACAGATGATGCAAACGAAACCGCAGACGAGTTTGTGTACATCACACAAGTTTTACTACATGACAAGGATTTGAACGTTGTCGGAAGAGCGACGGTTTCGCAGCCGATCAAGAAGAGACCTACGGATTCCATTACGTTCAAACTGAAGAAGGACTATTGATATTAGCGCTAGATATTTCAACTTCGATCACGGGTTATTCGGTCGTAAGTAGAGACGGGAAAATTGAGGCATCGGGATTTGTAGACCTTAGAAAGAAGAAGAGCTTCGTCGAAAAGGTTTCGCACGCAAAGAACGAGATCATCATGAATTGTGTTGGGTACGATATCGAGGCTGTTGCCGTTGAGAAGAACCTGCAGGCTTTTAGACGCGGGTTTTCTTCTGCCGCAACGATCGACGCTCTGGCGAGGATGAACGGTGCCGTATCGTATGCATGTGCTTCTTTTTATGACGTTCCTCTGAAGAACATCGATGTCAACGAAGCTAGAAAGAAAATGGGCATCAAGATCCTCAAGGAAAAGGTTTGCGGGATCAACAAGAAGGAGCAGGTTAAAAGGGCTCTCGATGACATCCTTGAAGCTTCTGGACAAAAGATGATGTGGACCACGAAGATTTTAAGGGGCGGTCCAAGGAAAGGCCAGGAGGTTCTTGCGGACGGTGTTTACGATGAGGTCGACGCAATTGTTATTGGGCTAGCATATCTGAAAATAGTCAACTAGACTCCTTATACTTGCACATGGCTAGCTTAAGTGAAAGACTGCAACTGTTGCAGAGAGCATTTGGTAGATGCGCTCTAGGGAAAGATGGCGTTAACGCTGCCGTTCGATGCATGAACCCAGAGTGCAGTTCCAGACTCAGCGCATCAAAACTTAAGCTCATCATAAAACTTGACACGGAGCAATACCACTGCTGGGTTTGTGGAATGAAGGGAGGAAAAGTTTACCCTCTCTTCGCAAAGTATGCACCATCTTATGCGCAAGACGCAAAAGAACTATTCAGAGGACCTTCGAAAGCTGCCGAACAGAAAGAGAAGGATGTAGTACAACTTCCGAAGGGCTTTCAGCTCTTAGCTACTTCGAAGGATGATCGAGACCCCGACATCCGCGCCGTGTTCAGGTATTTGCACAGCAGAGGAATTGACGATCATGATCTTTGGAGAATGAGGCTAGGTGCAGTAAAAACTGGAAAGCTCCGCCGGCGAGTAATATTTCCTTCGCTAAACTCAGAAGGCGAATTGAATTACTGGGTCTCCAGGGCTGTCGACAAAGAAGTTAAGCTGAAGTACTTCAATTCAAAGGCTCAGAAGAAAGACATCATCTTCAACGAGTGCGATATAAATTTCCACGAACAGGTTACAATTGTTGAAGGTCCGTTCGATCTCATAAAGTGCGATCGAAATGCAACATGCTTGCTAGGCTCCAGCCTTTCGAAAGGTCACGAACTATTCAGGCGCCTGATGCTTCACAAGACACCTGTTTTGCTTGCCCTTGATTCTGATATGGTTGACAAAACACACAAGATAGCTTCGCTACTTTACTCCGCTGGCTGCGATGTGTCTATCATGCCGCTGGGTAGGTTTGGGGACGTTGGCGAAATGTCGAAGCAAGAATTTATGCAACAAAAATCAAAGGCTTCCCTGTGGAATCCTATGAGCTCTCTGAGCAACAAAATTTCATCTATCAAGAGTGGGTCTATTCTATGAGTTTTCGCTGTGCGCACATTGCCGATATTCACTTCAGGGGTCTCTCAAGACATGATCAGTATCGTGCGGTCTTTCAAAAGTTCTTTGATCAGATGCAGAAAGAAAAGCCTGATGTGATCTTTGTTGGTGGGGATATCGTTCACAGCAAGACTCAAGGCATCTCTCCAGAGCTCATCGATGTTTTGAACTGGTGGTTTCGTGGTCTCTCAAAGAGTGCAAAGGAAGTCCACGTAATTCTAGGGAATCACGACGGGCTGATTCTAAACGATGAACGTCTAGACACCATTTCTCCGATTGTTTCCGCACTAGAACTGGATAACGTCTTTCTGCACAAGAAGTCAGGAACCTACAAGACGTGCGTTCCTGGTTACAACTTCTGCGTTTTTTCATGCTTCGACGAAAAGGGCTGGGAGAATGTAAAGCCGGTTCCTGGTGAGGTGAACATTGCATGTTACCACGGATGTGTTGTAGGATCTCTGACCGACATCGACTGGGAACTTGACGGCGAGGTCGAGGCTAGCTTCTTTGATGCTTTTGATTTTGCATTCCTTGGTGATATTCACAGATGGCAATTCCTTGGTGACAACGATCGAATTGCATACTGCGGTTCGACAATTCAGCAAAACTTCGGTGAGAGTATTGAGAAAGGATACCTGTTTTGGCATATCGTCGACAGGGATCGATTCGACGTCGACTTCAGAGCCCTAGAAAATCCAACACCCTTTGTCACAATCGATTGGGCAGGAACTGCTCAGGAAACCTTGGACAACATCGATATTCCGTACGGGTCTAGGATCAGGGTGCAAAGCAAGCGACCAATCGAACAGACTAGTTGGTCACACCTAAAGAGTTATCTCAAGGAAAATTACGGTGCAAAGGAACTAGTGTACGACCTTCGAAGGGAGGAAAGAAAGAGAACGGAAGAAGTCACAGTCAAATCTGGAAGCGAAGATTACAGGGACTTCACTGTTCTGAGCAAGTATTACCATGAGTGGTTCAAGTCCCTGGAACTCACCGAGGAAGAGATCGAGTCGGCTACCCAGTATCTTAAGAAGATATTCGATGCTTTGCCACCACCAGACGGTCTCAGAAACGTTAGATGGACCGTTGATTCTCTGGAGTTCGACAATGCGTATGCTTACGGAAAGGGTAATAGGATTGACTTTGAATCCCTGAGGGGCCTTGTGGGCATCTTCGGAAAGAACAGGGCAGGAAAGTCTTCGATACCTGGAACTCTCATGTACACGTTGTTCAACGGATCGGACCGCGGTTCCTTGAAGAATATTCACATTGTCAATGTTCGAAAGAACTACTGTAAGGCATCCGCCGACATTTCCGTGAATGGTTATCGATATCGAATTGAAAGGCAGACTACCAAGCGCACGAACAGGAAGGGCGTTGTCAGTGCTGCAACACACCTAAACATGTTTGAAATTGATGCTGAAGGAAACGTCGTTAGAGATATGACCGACGAACAGCGCAGGGAAACTGAAAAGCATGTTCGTAAGTTGATTGGAACCGGCGAAAATTTCCTGATGACTACATTTGCATCTCAGGGCGCAATGAATAACTTCATCAAGGAAAGAGCAACAAACCGAAAGTCTGTTCTAACATCCTTTCTCGACTTTGGCGTTTTCGAAGAGATAAGCAAGTCTGCAAGATCTGACATGAGTTCTCTGAAGGCAAGGCTTTCCGACATTCAGAGAAGAGATTTTGTGTCAATTGAGCAAGAGAGATCGCTGGATCTGGCCAGAGCTCAGAAAAATCTAGATCTTCTTACCGAGGATCTCGAAAGAAACAATCAAAAGCTCGATGAAATCCAAGACAGGCTTGCACAACTACCGTCCGACTCGGTTGTTCAATCCGACATCGACGCTCAGCAGAATAAGATTGACGCTGCTCAGAAAGAGATAGCTAAACTTGAATCTGATAAGGAAGATTTCCTCAACCAGTGGAGGGACAAGAAGGAGAAGGTCGACTATTTGAAAGAAGTGGTTAGTGGTAGTGACGTTGATCAATTGAATGAAAACGTTGAAAAGGCAAAGAATATCACTTCCGAACTCGAAAAGCTGCGAAGAGACATGTCTCTGATCGAGAAGAAAGTCAAGTCATTGAGCGATCCGGAATTCTTGAAGGGTTGCAAGTGTCTGCGAGAAGCGGAAAGTGCGCTTGAGAAAAAGCCCGGTATTGAAAGCAGAATTGAGGTTCTGCAGACAACTTACGGCATGCTAGATATCGATTCTGTAAATGAAAGGCTCGGTAAAATCAGGAAGATAAACCAGACTATCGATTCTATTGAAAGAGATCTGAAGTCTAGCATTTCAATGTCTTCGATTTACGATGAGAAGATTACTGTCGCGACGGAGAGGCTTCAGATAAACGAAGCCAAGCTTTCAAAAATGCAAATGCATTTAACCGATGCACCTGTTGACGAGATGCTGTCTGACTTGAAGAAGCAGAAAAGAGAGCTCGAGAAGCTGATTCGAAGCGACGATGGTAAAAGAATTTCTGCTGCAAAGACCATTGGGATGGTTCAGACTCAGATCAAGAAGCTTCGGGAAGAAAGAAAGAAGTTTCAGGAGCTAAACGGAGAATGGAAGATTGCAGAGGTCGTTGCTGAAGCTTCTTCCAAAAAGGGTATTCCTCTGCAAATTCTCAATGGAAAGCTTCCACAGGTAAACGAGGAGATTGCCCAAATCCTTCAGGGAACTACCGGATTCACGGTCGAGCTCGAAGCCGACCCTGATTCCAACGCAATGGATATTTACATCAACTACGGAGACAGCAGAAGAATCATCGAGTGCGCATCCGGAATGGAAAAGATGATGGCATCGCTTGCTATTCGCGTCGCCCTGATGAATCTAACCGCGCTTCCACGCTGTGATCTTCTAATCATCGATGAGGGTTTTGGAGCTCTCGATGAGACCAATGTCGAAGCTTGCTCAGCTCTTCTTCACGGTTTAACAAAGTACTTCAAGACTATTTTGATTATTTCACACGTTGATGCAGTCAAAGATTCTGTTGATAACGTTCTATCAATTTCTAAGAGAGGACAGGATTCTTATGTCAACACAAACTGAGAAGGCGACCGTTCCTGATGCGTGCCCAATGTGCAATACTTTGCTAAGATCATCTGACGTTGATACTTATATTGAGTTTGGGGTATGCACTAACTGCGATATGTCTTTTCGACAACCTAGAATGAAAGATTGGAACTGTGGATGGAGACCTTCTCAGGAGCAAGTTGACAACATGCTAGAGTCTCTTAGAAAGCAACCGTTTTTCTACAAGCGCAACATTATTTAGATTGAGAGGTAAAAAAAATGCTTTGTGTTAAAGGACTGCGAGCACTTTCGCAAGAGCTTGACTACACATTCGGCGGTTCAAATGGTGAGTACAAGGTTTCTTACGATATTACCGAGGGAAGCTTTAAACTGAGTTACAAGGCAATCTTCCAGTTTGCTGACAATCAAACACTCAGATTACAGACGGATCGCCTAAGCCAGACATCGGAAGACATGCTGAAGGAAGCGATGCGACGAGGAAAGGGAGCTTACGACGATGCTTCTGAAGCAACCTTGTCGACTCAGCTCGTTGCAGATAATGACGATGTTCAGTTGGTTGGAACAACCATCTACTCTCCTCGTAGGACCGCTTACTACACGAGGGTTATGACATACAAGCTTGATTAATGGCGCCGCGATCTAAGCAAAGGCAAATCAAGGAAATCGTTAGATGCGGTAAGGAGCCTGTTTATTTCTTCAATCGTTACGTGAAGATTCAGCATCCTAACCGTGGCCTCATTGATTTCAAGACTTACGATTTTCAGAACGACTGCACGAAGGAATTTAACGATCATCGCTTCAACATCGTTCTGAAGTCTAGACAGCTTGGTTTATCGACACTGGTTGCAGCTTATGCTGCGTGGCTAGCCGTGTTCTACAAAGACAAGAACATCCTGGTCATTGCAACAAAGTTAGCTGTTGCCCAGAACTTCATCAGAAAAGTCAAGACGGTTATTCGAAACATGCCGCCTTGGCTACTAATTCCTGCGATAGTTGAGAACAACAAGCAAAGTATTCTGTTCTCAAACGGAAGCCAGATCAAGGCGGTTCCTACTTCTGAAGATGCTGGACGTTCCGAGGCTCTGTCACTTCTGATTGTGGATGAGGCCGCTTTCGTTAGAAACTTTGACGAAGTTTGGAGAGGCCTGTATTCAACGCTTTCCACTGGTGGACGTGCAATCATCCTGAGCACTCCGAACGGCGTCGGTAACATGTATCACAAACTGTACATTGATGCCGAAGCAGGAGTCAATCAGTTCAACGCTATCAAGCTTCTTTGGGACGTTCATCCGGACAGAGACGATAATTGGTTTGAGGAAGAATGCAGGAACATGACGAAAATGCAGATCGCGCAGGAGCTGATGTGCGACTTTGCAGCAAGCGGAAACACGTTCCTCCAAGCTTCTGACATCGAATACCTCAGATCTTCTGTTAGGGCTCCGATAGAAAAATGGGGACCTCAAGCAGGTGTTTGGCTTTGGAAGTATCCTCAGCCCGGAACAAAGTATGTCATATCGGCTGACGTTGCACGAGGGGACGGAGCTGACTTTAGTGCATTCACGGTTATTGATACCAGCGAAAGTGAAATTGTTTGTGAGTTCAAGGGCAAGAGCCCACCAGATGAATTTGCTTTAGTTCTCGCCGAAGCTGGAAGAAAATACAACGATGCTCTTCTGTGCCCCGAAAACAATTCGTATGGCTATGCACTCATCATGAAGCTTGTAGAGCTTGGTTACGAGAACTTGTACTACGTCAATCCCAAGGATAGATTTGCAGCATCATACGGATCAGCGGACATTTCTAAGATAGGTTTTGCCACAAACTCAAAGACGCGAAACCAGATTCTTACTAAGCTCGAAGAGGTTCTTCGTCGCCACGAAATCAAATCATATTCATCAAGGCTTTACGAAGAGCTAAAGACTTTCATATGGAAAAATGGAAAGCTTCAGGCGCAGAAAGGTAAAAATGACGATCTCGTCATGTCGCTAGCAATCGGAGTCTGGCTTTACGATACTTCTCCGTCGCTAACTCAACAAGGCCAGAAGATGGCTGACGCAATGCTTGCTGCTTTTGCAGTAAACTCAACATCAGAAGAAAAAGATACGAGCCCTTTCTTTAACGATCGTGTGAGATCCCAGTATTATGATGTATCAAGACCTATACTTACTGATCAGGACCTCGCACCAAAAAGCGAATCGACAAGTCCTGATTATTGGTGGTTGTTAAAATAAGGAAAAGGAATGGCTAACGAAGAAAGCCTTTTTAGTAGGCTGACAAAGTTGTTCAGGAGCGGTCCTACCGTTCGACGAAAAGTCAAGAACTACAAAGCTCCTCTTGCTGGCGAAGAGTTGGACGTTTTTGGTTATGGCTCAAACAACGTTTATAATGCTGCGCTAAGCGCGTATGGCGCATTCGACAGAATGAGCCGATACAGCGACTTCTCTGAAATGGAAGCAACTCCTGAAATTGCTTCTGCTCTCGACATCTACTCGGAAGAAACGGTTTCAGTGGATGACAAGGGGAAATCGCTTCACATTTACAGTGATAACAGAAAGATCAAAGAGCTCCTAGAGAACCTGTTCTACGATGTTCTGAATGTTGAGTTCAATCTTTCTATGTGGGTAAGAAACCTCTGTAAGTACGGAGACTTCTTTCTGTTCATCGACGTGAATCCAGAATACGGAATCATGAATGCTTACCCGATTCCGATTGCTGAAATTGAAAGAGAAGAGGGTTTCGACCCAACCGATCCCGCTGCGGTCAGGTTTCGATGGATGTCTAGGGGAAATCAGGTTCTAGAGAACTGGCAGATCATCCACTTCAGACTTCTTGGCAATGATGCGTTTCTCCCGTACGGATCCAGCGTTCTCGAAAGTGCTAGAAGAATCTGGCGACAACTGATTCTGATCGAAGATGCAATGCTCGTGTACCGTGTTATTCGTGCACCGGAGCGCCGCGTCTTCTATATTGATGTTGGAAACATCTCACCGGAAGACATTCCAACATTCATGAAGCAGGCTCAGGATAGCCTGAAGAGAAACAAGGTCGTTGACAAGAACACCGGTCGAGTTGACCTTAGATACAATCCGCTGTCCGTCGATGAGGACTACTTCCTTCCTGTTCGAGGAACCGAATCAGGAACAAGGATTGATACTCTCGCAGGTGGCCAGAACACTGCGGCAATTGAAGACGTCGAGTACATTCAGAAGAAATTGTTCGCAGCGCTAAAGATTCCTCGAGCTTATTTGGGCTACGACGAAGAGATCGGTTCTAAAGCAACGCTAGCGCAAGAGGACATTAGGTTCTCTAGAGCCATTCAGAGAATTCAGAAGACGGTTCTCTCTGAGTTGAACAAGCTTGCAATCATTCACCTGTATGCTCATGGTTTCTCAGACGAGGATCTTCTTGATTTTGAGCTTAAGCTATCAAACCCTTCATCGATTGCCCAACAACAGAAGCTAGAACTCATCAGAACCAAGTTTGAGATTGCAGCAGCAGCTCCTGAGGGAATTGCGGATCGAGAGTGGGTTCGTAGAAACGTCATGGGATTCAACACTTCTGAAATCGAGGCTATCGAGAAGGGAAGAGAGGAAGACAAGAAGAGAGATGTTGAACTCGAGGCAGTTACAGCAGAGCCTGAGCCTGGAGCAGCACCTGCCGACGAACCAGCAGGTGATGAGGGCGGTGGTGACGAAGGAGGGGCTGAGGATCTATTCGCTAGCGATAATCCGGAAGGAAAGCTACTCACTTCACAAAGACCCGAGAGTGATGAGGACGACGAACTTTCGCTTTCAATCGATGACATCGATGCACCGATCAAGGCTCAGGAGAGAATCAAGAATGCATTTGGCGAGCCACTGACAATTAAGCGAAAGTCTAAGACATCCGCCACTACGGCAGAAATGCCAGACATGTCGAAGATGGTTGCCGTAGGAAAGAGAGCCAGAACACAGGACACAATGTCAAGACCTTTTGATAGAGATTCCATAAAAGGGTTTTCTAAGATCAAGCTCGGTGAAGATGTTGATCCCTTTTCAGACCTTATCGATAGACAAACGAGGCAGCATGCAACCATGACAAAAGAGTTGCGTTCAACGCTGGCTTCTATGAACACGAATCTAGATATTGACACAAGTTCTTTGCTAAAAGAATCGGGGAACGATGATGAGTAAACACAACAAGAAGAGAAACGTTGGAATTGTATATCAGCAAGTGCTGAGAAGGGCCGCCGAGGCTGCCATCGATGGCGATAAGACGCACGCAAACGAGTGCATAGAGCTTCTCGGTCGCCACTTTCGTCCTGGCACCGAGTTGCACAAGGAGCACAAGCTATTCAGCTCAATCCTTGAAACAGGGGGAGTTGACGAAAAAACGTCTGAAAGAGTGCTTGAAATTGCAAAGGAAGTTTCAAGATCCATTGATCCGTCTTCCATTGAGAGGCAGAAGGGTGTATTCATCAATGAGGCAAATCGAGTATTTGGAAGAGGCAATCTTTTCAATACACGCGTAAACAACTATCGCGGCCTTGCAACGGTTCAGCTTCTTCTAAACGAATGGCGTAATCCTGGAACTCTAACTCCAACACAAACTGCAGAGTACGAGAGAAGACTTCAGACATACATGATGGCCGACAAGCAGACACCAAATCTGCAGAAAGAATCTAAGGTTGATGATTTAACCGTGGCCATGTTTAGAAAGAGATTTGATGATTCTTACGGATCAAAGCTCAGCAGCTTGCAGAAAAACTTTGTTGCCGCTGTTGCTTTCAACAAGGAAGAAGTTGTTCACCAGATGATTTCTGAAGCGAAGACGAAGGCTGTTGAACTCCTCGATCGAAGACACAGTGGTGAAACCAACAAGCTTCTCTCCGAAAGATACGAGACTGTAAGAAGCAATATTTTGGATTTTGACAGTAGCAGCGAAAATTCAGCCTCCATGGCAATGACGCTGTTCAACTTAATTGAAGAGCTGGAGGATGACAATGTCTGATATTAGGCTGATTACGTCATGGCAACCTTTTGAGTACGACTCAAAGATGATTGCAGAGTCTCGTTTAGAGAATGGCGGAAAAATCATGATGAAGGGAATTCTACAGAAAGCGAACACCCTGAATCAAAACGGCAGAATCTATCCACTTCCAATCTTAGAAAGAGAAGTCAGAAACTATCAGAAGTTCATTGAGGAAAACAGGGCGCTGGGAGAGTGCGACCACCCTGAGAGTTCTGTAGTCGAGCTCAAGAATGCTTCTCACATCATCAGAGAAGCTCACATGGAAGGAGACATCTGTTACGGAACTGTCGAGCTCCTTGATACCCCATCCGGGAAAATTCTGCAGAGTCTCGTTGAGTCGGGTGTGACGCTAGGAATCTCTTCGCGCGGTGTTGGATCGACGAGAAGGGAAGGAGACTATCAGGTTGTTCAGGACGATTTCCAACTTATCTGCTGGGATTTTGTCTCAGAGCCTTCAACCCCCGGGGCGTTTATGATGAGAGAGGGCGTCGAAGTAAGGAGGTCTGATCTCAACAAGGTATTTACTAAGTCAGACCGTCTCTTTAGAATATACAACGAAATCACGGAATGGAAGTAATATGGCAAAGATTTCTAAGACAGCACTTAAGGGACTAATCAAGGAATGCCTTGTAGAAATCCTTCAGGAAGGATTAGCTACACAGCTAATGACCTCAGACTCAACCCCGAAAAAGAGAAGGCGTAAGTTGTCCTCGCTTAGCACTGTACCACCGGAGGTAAGGGAGCAACACGATCCACGAACTCGCAGAAACTATAACCCTGCTCTAGACACTCCGATTTCAAGTTTATCGGAAAGAGTTTCCCCTACGATCGCGCGTGTATCAAACGATCCATCTATTCAAGCATTGCTTGAGGACACGGCTGCAACAACACTGAAGACTCAGCACGATGCAGAAAATCAGAGAGGTCCTCAGGCTCAAACAGACGTTCCTCTGGAGTCCCTAGGTGTAAACGTTCGCAATTGGGCGACAATGGCTTTCTCCGAAGAGAACATCGATCCGTCTAAACTTGGATGACGACATACTTATCACATGTGGAGGTTGACGCATGAAAAAGATGTCAGTCGCAAAGCTTCGTAATTTCATTCTAGAAGAAGCTGCAAAGATTAATGAGACGCTAGAGCAAGGTAAGACCGACGTTGAATCCGTTAACGCTGATGAGACGGACGCTTCTGATCTTGCTAACACTTTAGAGAAAGACTTGGATCACATGAAGGCTCTTAAGATTCACGAAACAAGAATCAAGAGAAAGCTTGCTCAAATTTCAGAGGCCAAGAAGCTTGTTCGTTCTCGAATCATGAAGAGGCTAAAGTAAGATGCCAAGTGTGAAGCAGACAACAGTCGATCCAGCTGCCTCAACACGAGGAATGGGTTCTAGCGATACAGAGTCTTTAACTGAGGCGTTTCCTGCTTCACCTATACATTCAGGTGATATTACCCGAAACTCCTTGGAGGGACAGTTCAACGATCTTGCTTTGAAGGGCGTTGTCAAAAACGGTCTTGGAATTGCTTCATACGACAGGGACTTTACTGGTGCTGATTCTGGTGTGGCTTTTCCTGATGGTGATGTTGCTACCGGTGCCGGCGGTTTACCTGCATCGCAGTACGTTCCAAACCCAGCATCTCCAGGTCCTGGAAGCCAGAATCCAACAGATATGCCAGCTCCTCCCGAAGGGTTTGGCCAAACTCCGAATGGGGACACGTATGGTTCTGGAACAGGGGCTCTAACGAGACCTGCAGACACTTCTAAGACGATAGCGAGACACACCCTTGGTTCTTATGGACTAGGGACTTCGGAACCTACAAAGTAGGCTGAAAATGCCTAAGATGCAAAAGTACGGCCTTAGCGGGGATAACTACTCGCGCTTTCCGCAAGCGGATTCGCGAAACGATCTCGGTTATGGCCGTACTAGGTTGAAGTTCAGCAAACCAAGGTCTTCGGCTGGTTCGTATCCATACAGCATGGACGATGAGCAAGAGGAAGAATCGGAGAGACTAAGAGACGTTGAAGTCGATGATGTTCCTTCGAGAACAATGACAAGGGTTCGTAGGCACGTTAACACGACGGACTTTGGAGCCGCAGCCGGTACAAATCCTTTTTACTATGCTGGGGCAGCAACTAAGATTAGTGAACAGCAATCTGCCAGAAGGGAAGGCGGCATAGGAGTTACGCTCCCTGCAGGAATAGGGTCATCAACATCTGGTTTTCGAACTATTACGAGACCAACGGGAACAAAGCGAGGTTTCTCGTCTGCGCCATACAGGGTCGATGATTCGGAGACAAAAAATCGCCTTACTGATTTTGTCGATGACGATGACCAAAACCTCAGATTATTTGTCAGAACGATCCTAGCAAAAGAAAAAGAGCGAAACTCAAAGCAGAATAATCGATTTCAAAAGAATACTTACTAAAGTCCAAGAGGATTTGAATGAAAAATTCAATGTACGAACAAGCAATTCTGGATGCACAAAACCTTCGCAAGATGGCCGAGGAGTCAGCGAAGAACAAGCTCATCGAAGCTGTTATGCCACAGTTGAGAGAAATCATTGAGAACGACGTGATCTCTCCAGTCATCAGCGAGTCCATGGATGAGATCGAAGAAGATCACTGCATGAACGATGCGGAAGAAAAGGATGATCTCCTTCTTGACGAAGCCGACGAAGACGACGAAGTGAACGAGGCCGACGTTATGGCATTGGCCGCTTTGGTTGAGGCAACTTCTCAGCATTCAAGGGACAACCTTAACGAAAGACTTTCAGTCGTGAGGAGAAAGCTGGCAAGAATGCTGGTCATCTCTGAATCGATCGATCACGAGCAGCTTAATGAAGAACATGCCTTTGTTTTCATGAAGAAGCTTAATGCTCTCATTAAAGAAACGATGCGAATCAAAAATGAGGCAATACTTATCAAAGAATCCGGAGACCACCGGTTCTACAATAAATCTGACAAAACTCTACAGGAGATAAAAGAAATGGCACGTCGAATGAACAGGGGAGTCTTCGCTAGACTCTTTGAGGCAGATGAGCTCAATGAGCTTGATGCCACCCTCGTGCTTGAGCCTTCCGAGGACGAAGCTGATGAGGTCGAGGAGCTGCTGGGCGACTTGGACATCGATGTTGAGCTCGGTGGTGATGACGAGGACGATGATGGTGATGCGGACGACATGGACGCTGATGACGAGGGAGACGACGATGAAGAGATCGAGCTCGACCTTGGCGAGGCTGACATGGATGAAGGCATGCACGAAATGGATCATCCTAAGAAAGAGGGCATGCACAAGAGAGAGGGCATGCACAAGAGAGAGGGCATGCATAAGAGAGAAGGATACCACGAAATGGATGAGGGCATGCACGAGGATATGGATGAAGGCATGCACGAGGATATGGACGAGGTCTACGAGATCGATGAGTCTACGCTCCGCCGTGCACTTCGAGCCCTTCGCGAGGGCGATGCTGCCGAAGAGGCAGATCAGTTTGGTGGCGCCGAGGTTGAGGGCGACGTGATTGTCGACCTTGACGAGGATGATCTACTACACGCACTTAACGATGTACTTGGCGACGCTCCGGTTCCGAGACCACCACTTGGTGAGTCACGCCGCAGTCGACGCAAGGCGAGACGCTCAAGAATGAATGAGAGCCGCAAGAATCGCGTTCTCCTTTCTGAGCTCAAGAAGGCCAAGCAGGCCAACGGCGAACTGAAGAAGCATCTCCAAGAGATGAACCTCTTCAACGCCAAGCTACTCTACGCAAACAAGCTGATGCAGAACAAGAGCCTCAGCCCGCGTCAGCAGAGAGCTGTTGTCGAAGCACTTGATAGTGCCAAGACACTCAGGGAAGCAAAGCTTCTCTTCCAGAGCCTGTCAAACGGCGTCAAGAAGGGCAAGACCCTTTCTGAGTCAGCTGGCAGGGTCCGCGGTTCTTCGTCAAAATCAACGCCACGCGCTAGCGCTCAGCCGCTGCAAGAGGGTGCTGGACAGACGGATCGTTGGGCAATCTTGGCTGGCATTCCAGGCAAGAAGTAACAACAATCAACCCATTAGGAGAGATAAAGATGTCACGTAAGTTTAGTCTTAATACGCTCACCGAGGGTATCCGTCAGAGGCACCTTGGTCAGCAGAACTCCCGTCTCCTCGAGAAGTGGTCACGTACCGGTCTTCTTCGTGGACTCGACGGGCAGAAGAGAGAGAACATGGCGATGCTCTTGGAGAACCAGGCCGCTCAGGCCCTCCGTGAGTCATCCACAATTGGTACAGGCGGTGGCGCCGGTACTGCTTCAGGCGATCTCGGTGGTTTCACCAACATCGCATTCCCAATCGTTCGTAGAGTCTTCGGCGGCCTAGTTGCCAACGAGCTCGTGTCAATCCAGCCGATGAGCCTGCCTTCTGGCCTGCTCTTCTACCTTGATTACACCTACGGCTCTGTTTCCGGAGCGGCATCAGATGCTGCCGACGGAGCAATGTACAACACCGGTTCATCGATCTACGGTAACCCATCTGGCAAGAGCGTTCAGACAGGTGCTACCCAGGTTGGTGGCATGTACGATCTCGCCGGCGCAGGTTATTCAAGAGTGTTCGCGACGAACACACTTGCAGCTGGTGATCTTATCACCTCTGGTGCCTTCAATACAGCAACGACAATTGGCCTAGGTAACAACCTCATGGCTACAGGCTCCGACGGTGCCTTGATTCAGTTTGACCCTGCTCTTACTTCTCTCATCGAGAACAACAGCGGCGGCTCCGGCCTTTCTGCTGGTGATGCTGTCTACACCGCACTCGTTGTTAAGGCAAGCACAATCGATGACGATTCAGCAACGAAGCCTTGCGACTTCACTGCGATCAAGGAAATCGGTCTGTTCAAGGAGGGTACAACTCCTTATGTTCGTCTCGATTCCGATCTTCAGGGTCAGGGCGAAGGTCTTCTGAACATCCGTCGTCTGAACCAGCTCGTTCGGGTTGCTCCAGCCGGTGCAACAGGTGCTTCTGTTACGTCAATCACCCCAATCTCAACGATCACCGAGGTTACTGGTGATGCTGATGTTGGCGTTCTGTTCATTGTTTCTGGTACTAACGCTGCCGGAACGGCGAACTCAGGTATTACGGTCACCTATGCCCAGGATCCTGTGTTTACATCGTCTAGCGGTGAGACACTTGTCATTCCAACGTTCGAGTCCGACTTCGGTTCAACTCCTTCTCCGGCGATCCCAGAGATCGACATCAAGATCGAGTCTATCCCTGTCGTCGCTGATACTCGTAAGTTGCGTGCGAAGTGGTCACCAGAGCTTGCTCAGGACCTCAACGCCTACCACAGCCTTGACGCTGAGGTTGAGCTTACCCAGATTCTTTCGGCTCAGATCGCTCTTGAGATCGACCGTGAGATCCTCAATGACCTGCTGCAGGGCGCCTCTGGTGCTAACTTCTTCTGGTCACGTGCACCGGGTAACTTCGTTGACAAGACCACTGGTGTTGACACTGCTACCACGAACGGCGGACTTGCTCCGGCATTCACCGGTACGGTTCGTGAGTGGTACGAGACCCTCATCGAGACGATCATCGACGTTGGTAACACCATCCACCGTAAGACTCTCCGCGGCGCGGCGAACTTCATCGTGGTTGGCCCAGACGTTGCAACGATCCTCGAGGCTTCTGTCTACTACCGTCCGGCTCTGAGCATCGACGGCGACGGTCAGGTTGCTACTCCATTCAGCCTCGGTGCTGAGAGAGTTGGTACTCTGTCCAACCGCTTCACGGTCTACAAGGACCCATACTTCCCACGGAACAAGGTTCTCGTCGGATACAAGGGTGGTTCCTACCTCGAGACCGGTTACGTCTACGCTCCGTACGTGCCGCTCATCGTCACGCCGACGATCTTCGCTCCTGAGGACTTCACCCCGCGTAAGGGTGTCATGACTCGCTACGGTAAGAAGCTTGTCCGTGCCGACTTCTACGGTACTGTCACCTGCCTCAAGATGAACATCATCTGATTTAGGCTGCGTTCGGAATAATCGAACGCGGGGCCGCCCTTAGGGGCGGCCCTTTCTTTTTTTAGACGAGCAAACACATATTTATTTTCGTGAAAAGGAGACAACATGTCCAGAGCACGTATGGTTGCAATCATGCGCCAGAGAGAAGAGGAAGATGCAAAGGCAAAGGCAAAAGCTAAGGCTGCCGAAGAGGCTAAGTTGAAGGCTGAGGCTGACGCCGCTGCTGCGAAGGCAAAAGCTGAAGCCGATGCCAAGGCTGCCGCTGCCGCGGCCGCAGCAAAGAAGACAACTACAAGACGAACCAGAGCTAGGAAGACGACAGCAGAAGACGCGGAGTGATTTGACTGATGGCCACGTTTGCTACAACAACGAACCCAACACCCTTCGGGTTCTTCGATGCCGACAGTGGCTTTCAGTCTGATGCTGATAGCATGATCACCTTTGTCAAGCGAAAGCTCGGCGACGATGTCCTTTCTGTTGAGTTGACCAAGAAGCAAATATGGGCGTGCTTTGAAGAAGCGACGCTAGAATACAGCTCTATCATCAACATGCACGAGGCAGAAAGCACGTTGATGAACCTGCTTGGCGTTGCAACTGGATCAGCAACTTCTGGAAGCTTTAACATTGGACCTCACGGAAAAGAGACGCTTCTGCAGAGGTTCAATCTAGATTTTGCTTCTAGAACAGCATCGGCATACTCCACGGAAGCTTTTGTTGGTGGTGATTACAATCACATCAGCGGATCGATTCAGCTTGTTGATGGCCAACAAGACTACGACATTTACACTGATCTGAAAGACGAAAATGGAGTCGCGTTAACCGGTTCGATGTCTTCACCAGGGAAGATGCGAGTTACCGAAGTGTTTCACTTTGATCCGCAGGCTGCTTACAGATTCTTTGACACAACATCTGCGATTAACTATCTTTCAAACGAGTTTGCTTTCGAAAGCTTTACTCCCGAAACAGTGTTCTACGTTTTGCCTGTTTTTGAAGATGTTCTTCGAGCAGGTCAGATGGATCTGTCCAATCGAGTTCGACGTTCCAACTTCTCTTACAAGATTATCGGAACAAAGATTCGTGTGTACCCAACTCCAACCGCTGAAAACCCTAGAAAGCTTTTCATGAGAGTTCTCCTAGGTGCTGATCCATTCAACCCTGCGTACGAGGATTCATCGATATTTGGAACATCGAATGTTTCGAACGCACCGTTTGGACACCTGACCTATCAGAACATCAACTCGATGGGAAGGCAGTGGATTAGGCAGTACGCACTCTCTTGCGCTAAAGAACTCTTGGGACTGATCAGAAACAAGTTTTCTACTGTTCCCATTCCTGGTGGTGACGTTACTCTGAACGGAGGCGAACTGGTCACTCAGGGACAAACGGAAAAGGAAGCCTACAGAACACAGTTGAGGGAACAACTCGACAAACTAACCTATGGCGCACTTATTACATCTGCAGCAGATGAGGCGGAAGCTTTAAACAGATTGCTTAGACTCATTCCGATGCCTAACGGTCTAACGATCTTTACGGGGTGATAGATGGCTAGACTGTTTATCACGCCTAGAGAGATCGACTTCATTGCCGATGTCACCAAGGAGCTAACAAAGGACGTCATAGGCCAGAAGATCTATTACTATCATGTGCGCGAAGATCTTTCTGAGGTGAGCGAAGTCTACGAGGAAGCACCGGAGAAAGTATTCGATCCTCCGATCGAGATCGAGTGCATTGTAGCATTCCAACCAGGGGAATTTGTTTCTGATCGGTTCGGTGTCGATGAGAAGTACAAACAAGAAGTCTACATTCAGTGGAGAGATCTCGTCGACAAAGGCTTGACCGAGACTGTTCAGACCGGCGACTACTACAGCTACGGAACTAACTTCTTCGAGATCACATCGGTTACGCAAGAAAAGGAAGTGTTCGGACAGATCGATCACTACGTTGGTGTCACGATGCTTGGCGTTCAAGCTCGCCAAGGCCAGATCAGGTTCCAGCCTCTTGGCCCCATTGGCGAGGAGTATAGCGACGAGGGTGCCGTACAAGAAGTGTTTGTGCAGCAGAGGGGATTTGAAGAAAATAGTCTTGGTCTCACTAACGATAAAAGAGCGTTGCAAGAGAAGGGTGTTCTGGACAGTCCAATCACAGGTCCGGCAGAGGTCAGCCCAGAGGGTTCTGACAGCAAGGCCGGTTCTTCATTCTACGATGAGTCATAATGTCAACAAGATACTCAAAAACCTCGAATCACGAGTTTGATACACGACAGGGATACGAAGGTTCGACCGCACCGGAAGACTTTACTATTCCGTCGTGCACCATTGAAGATGTTGACAAGGCTGTGTTCAACCTCTTTGAAAAGGACATTCCCCTCTACTTCCTGATAGGGAAAGAGACACGAAGAATCCCTGTCATCTTTGCGACCGGTGAACGCTTTGCCATCCTAAGAAGGCGTCAACCTCTGCGAGATGAAAACAGCGTTGTGATCCTGCCGCTTATCTCGATTATGAGAACTAGCGTTGACCAGAAGCCTTCGATTGGAAACGGACCACAGCAAACCCTGCCTCAGGTGATTAAGCGTCGGCTTAGCAAAGAAGATCCAAAGTATCAAAGACTTCTAAACAAGCTAGGGCTAAAAAACGATGGCGAGCTTGGAGCAGAGGATACAAGGCGAACCACCGAAGGAATTGATGACTATCTAAAGGAATCCGGAAACGTTCTTCGTTCGGTTCTCAACAACAACCTGGTGGAAACCATAGAGATTCCACCGGTAAAATACTACCAAGCCAGCTATGAAATTACTGTGTGGACCCAGTACACCGCTCAGATGAACGATGTTCTATCTTCGATCATGTCGTCGTATACAAACATGCACCAGCGTGAATTTCGTCTCGAGACGGAAAAGGGTTACTGGTTTGTTGGCTACGTCGACAGTGCATTCTCGCCTGGCAATAACTTTGATGAGTTCTCATCCGAAGAGAGAATCATCAGATACTCTTTCAACCTGGACGTTGTTGCCTATCTCATCGAGCCAGACATTCCTGGTCGACCTGTGGGCGTTAGAAGCTTTGTGTCGGCACCGACACTAGAGTTCGTCGTCGAAGACACTCCAGCTCTCCCACTTTCTGTTGGCGGACCAGTTTCGGCCGATGTTGATGCCTACGTTCTGCAGGATCTGGACGCAGTAGATGCTCTGCTTCCTGGACAAGCTATTGGATCATCTTCAACCGCTTCAGCGGCCATGGCTGCAAACGGGGAGTCTGGGACCGGTGCTTATCGAGCGTCTTCGGACGCCAGAAACCCACAATCTTCAGAACCTCCGCTTCAGAAATCAACGTCTGTTGGAACGACCAGTTCCGGTCCAGGAACCGAGATAATCAGAAGAACAATTGTTGATGAGCAAACAGGTGATAGGAAAGAAGTATTGGTCAGAGTGAAAGGAAGAAACTCTAGAAAGGGTGAGACGGTTCTTCGCGGAGAGATTGGCACAACTCTCGAAGACATTGTCTCTTGACTTATCGAATTTAAAAGCATATTTATCGTTGAACATATTGGGAGATAAGCTCCATGGCGGAACAGACATTTAGATCACCAGGCTTCTTCGAGCAGGAGATCGACTTATCCGGTCGCACGCAAGCTGTTGAAGGCGTCCCGGCAGGAATTATTGGAACATCAGAGCGTGGACCGGCTTTTGTCCCCGTCACACTCGGTACATTTACCGATTTCCAGCAAACTTTCGGTGGACTAGATCCGAAGCGTTTTGCTCCTTACGCGGTTGAGCAGTGGCTCGCAAACAGAACCGCTGTGACATTTACAAGGGTTCTCGGTGCCGGTGCAAACAGAACAGCTACGGATATTGCTAGAACGCGACAGTATGGCGTTACAAAGGCTGCAGGATTCATCATCAGTGGATCTCAGAATGCAGGGGCTTCTTATGCACGTTCGCAGGGCTCTGTAAAGTTTCTCTGTGCTGTGCACGACGCGGTTGCTCAGGAAACTCAGGGTTTCCCGGTTCTCACCGACAATGTGTCGATTGCGAATGCTGATGCTGCAAACCTAGTGAGAGGAATGGTTCTTCTCGCTTCAGGAACCTCAATGTTCGTCACTGGAACTGAGCTAGCCCTCAGTCAAATGACGCCGACTTTAATTGCAGGTACTTCACTCGCTGACGACGCTACCGCTGATTCTTCCGGAGACTTTAGAATCATCCTATCATCTTCTGCAGCAAACTTTACGAACGATGCCGGCAAGAAGGGCGGAAACACTCAGGCAAAAATCTTTGCTGCATCATTCGTCCCTCAGAGTGAGAACTACATCGGAAAAGTTCTTAACACCGATCCTCTGAAGTTCCAGCAAGAGCAGCATCTGCTGTATGCCGACTTCCTCGTTGAGGACG